GGAAGTACGCCGAAGAGCTCGGCCCCGATCCATGGCGACCACTATTGGACCTGTGGTACGCCGGATATGTCCCGTCCTTCGACGGCAAGACCTGGCGGCTCCATACCGGGCAAAAGGCCGAGGTCGCCCTGGAATGGACGCCCAGCCCATGACTGAGCCCGACCTCCAGCCCCGTACCGACGCTGAGAACTACGCCCGGGCCGTCCGCAATCGGCCCCCGTCGTATTGCGGGTGCTCCTTGTCCGAGGGCGTATGGGGCGAGAGCGGTTGGCACCAGACGATCCGGCCGAACGGCACCATCGTGTGCATCCAACGTTGCCCGGCCTATGCCGAGGCCGTGCGCCGGGCCAAGGAGCGGGAACTGTGAAGGTATTGGGAATCGACCCCGGCAGCGCCAAATCCGGTTGGGTTGCCCTCGGGATAGGCAATGCCGGGATGCGGGTCTCGGACCATGATTACTGCCCGAACGAGGCCCTGTTACACATGCTCCGCGCCATGACCGAGGGCGACTACCAAGGCGTCGGGGTCGAGTGGATACAGAGCCAGGGACGCAAGCACGTCGGGAACGAAACCTTCGACACCCAAGGCTGGGCCGGCAGGTTTCTAGAGGCCGCGTATCCGGTCCCCGCGGCCCCGATTCCGAGGCGCAAGGTGATCGGGCACCTGGTCGGTTCCTACGGCGGGGATGCCCAGGTAATCCAGGTCCTACAGGCCAAGCCGGGGCTTGGTTGCGGCACCGTGACCGGGCACTGCTGGCAGGCGTTGGCCGTGGCAGTCACCTTTGTTGAGGTCGTGGCCGTCCAGGGGGTGGCCACCCCATGACCCGGCCCGCGGTGCGCCCGAGCTCGGTACGGGGCTTCGTGGGGATCATGGGTGTCCTGGCCGTGGCTTGGGTTGTGTACCTGGGCTGCTCGGATTACGAGGCGGAAACACAAACCCCGGCCGGGAGCTGGGTGGAGGTAGGAGAATGACAGATCCCATCAAGGCAATTGCACGGCTCGAGAATGCCAGGACCAAGGCCCGCGGGGCCAGAGTCAGGGCTACCGAGGCAATTGAGGAGATCAAAGCCGGAAGAATCGAAGACGCCTTCATCACCATGACCGAGGGCGACGACCGGACACGGAAGTACATGGACCTGACCCGGGACGCCCGTGGGTTCCTGGGCGATGAGGACCCTGGACCCGGCCCCGGGCCTGAGCCTGACCCGAATGTGTACGTGTTCGATACGGACTCCATTACCGATCTCGACGACAACCCGTCGTGGAGGTTCGCGCCCGACCATGGGGCAGACGTGTATCTGATTCAGTCATCGCCGCAGCCTCCAGACGTGTGGAATCTTGAGATCCCGCCCGTCCCCCAGCGCCCAGTAGCGAGCTACTCGCTCCAACTCTGGATGTCCGGCAGGCCCACGGAGAAACGCTCGGTCCTGGCCTGGTGGGTAGGCGGTACGGGACAGGCCGGAGACAACGATCAGAAGTTCTCAGACCTCGTGTTTATCGACAAGGGCACCGGGAAGATCAGGTTCCGCCAGGGCTTCGGGGTAAACCAGGAAGAGCAGGTGCCCACTACGGTCACGGCCCCTTGGGCGGAAGCCTTGGGCTTCTCGGTGCATCACAGAGCCCGCATCAATCATCTCCCGACCAACGTCTTGTCTTCGTCCTATGGAAGATCGCAGTACCAGGCGCGGGGTAGCTGGAGCCAGGGCCAACCACCCATCGGCAAGCCAGTCGTCGGCCCCAAGGGCATCCATCTCGACTTAGGAGACCGGGGCGGCCTCTCGCCCGTAGGCACGACCTACGATCGGGTCCGGCTGGAATTGGTGTTCGCATGAGGGACCGAGACAGGGCCGTATTGACGTGGGCGAAACGAACGGGTCACGAGGTCTGGGGGCTTCACGCCGAGCGTCGGTTCTTCGGTGAGAAGCATTGGGCCGAGCCGCTGAAGAAGTGGAACCGCTGGGCGGGCGAGGCTCGATGCCGGACCTGTCGAGGGAAGGGCCGTGTTTGGTTCCTATTTGAGACCCCGCACCTCGACTGGCAACTGCTCACGAAGATAGCGTTCATCAGGCTCGACGCCAGCTCGCCGAAGGCTCGCCGCATCATCAGACTCCGTCTTCTCGGGGCGCGGCCGTGACGCCCCCAAAATACCGGGAGTTTCTCGACCAGCGTCTCCACTGCGAGGCCGACGGCTTCGAGCCTGTATGGATGCCCGATTTTCTCTTCGGGTTCCAACGGCATCTTGTGGAGTGGGCGATCTGGCAGGGCCGAGGGGCTATCTTCGCAGATTGCGGGCTGGGCAAGACGCCGATGCAACTCGTGTGGGCCGAAAACGTGGTTCGCAGAATGAACCGCCCCGTGCTCATCGCGACGCCGCTGGCGGTCGGGCAGCAGCTCAGGCGGGAGGGTGAGAAGTTCGGCGTCGAATGCACGCTATCAAGGGACGGCAAGATTCCATCCGGCGCCAAAATCGTGACCACGAACTACGAGCGCATACACCTATTCGATCCCGCTGATTTCTGCGGCATGGTGTGCGATGAATCCTCGATCCTCAAGAACTTCGACGGCGTGCGTAAGGCCGAGGTAACGGAATTCCTACGGACGCTTCCTTACCGACTACTTTGCACCGCAACTGCGGCGCCCAACGACTACACCGAGCTCGGCACCTCAAGCGAGGCGCTCGGGTTGATGGGGCACCTCGACATGCTTAATCGGTTCTTCAGAAACCAACAAAACACCACCGACACGAGAGGAAGATGGAAGGGCCATTCTGCGCCACGGATCTGGGAAGGCAAGCAATGGAGATTCAAGGGTCATGCTGAAGGCCCGTTTTGGAAGTGGGTATCCTCGTGGGCACGGGCACTTCGACAACCCTCAGACCTTGGATTCGATAATGCCGACTTCGATCTTGAGCCCTACGTCGAAGAGATTCATACGGTACGGGCGCGATCGATACCAGAGGGATACCTTTTTGAGTTTCCCGCTGTCTCGCTACAGGAACAGCGAGCCGAGCGACGAAGAACCTTAGCGGAGAGATGCGAGAAGGCCGCTTCACTCGTCAACTCAACCGGCGAGCAAGCGTTGGTCTGGTGCCACCTGAACGACGAATCGACACTACTCGAGAAGCTCATAGATGAATCCAAAGAGGTGACAGGGTCGCACTCTGACGAGATCAAGGAGGAGAGGCTGGCGGCATTCGCCAACGGCGACCTCCGCGTGCTAGTGACGAAGCCCAGGATTGGTGCGTGGGGGCTTAACCTCCAAGGGTGCGCTCATGTAGTGTTCTTCCCCTCGCACTCCTACGAGCAGTTCTACCAGGCCGTTCGTCGCTGCTGGAGATACGGTCAGACTCGCCGCGTCAAGGTGGACATCGTAGCTACCGAAGGCGACCTCGCCGTGACCAAGAACCTACAACGCAAAGCCGTAGCAGCAGACCGGATGTTCTCCTCCATCGTCGGATACATGGACCAGTCAACGAAGATCGAAACGGGCCGGAAATTCAAGACCAAAAGCGAGGTACCGCAATGGCTATAGATCACCAGCAAGTAACCGACGACTACGCTCTGTACCTCGGGGATTGCTGCGAACTCATGCCCGACCTCCCCTCGGGCAGCGTCGACCTCAGCGTGTACTCGCCGCCCTTCGGAGGTCTCTACCACTACAGCTCCTCGGAGCGTGACCTCTCGAATTCCCGCAGCTACGAGGAGTTCTTCGATCACTATCGGTTCGTCGTCGAGGAGATACACCGCCTCACCGCGCCGGGCCGATTGACTGGCGTTCACTGCATGGACATCCCGTCAGGCAATAGCGGCTGCGATTTCCTGCGGGATTTCCCCGGCGACATCATCCGGCTGCACCATGATCTCGGATTCAACTACACAGCGCGCTACAGCGTTTGGAAGGAACCGCTCGGCGTTCGTAATCGCACGATGGCGAAAAACCTAGCCCACAAGACGATCGTCGATGACTCAAGCCGTTGCTCGGCCGCGAGCGCAGACTACTTACTGATGTTCCGGCGCAGCGGGCAGAGCGAGACCCCCATAGAGCACGCGACAGGGCTCAGAGAATACCACGGCGAAAGAGAAATGCCCGCTGACCTCTTGCCCTATCGAGACTGGACCGGCAAGCAGACCGAGAACCGCTACTCGCACTGGATCTGGAGACAGTACGCGAGCGCCTTTTGGGATGACGTGCGTCTGCGACGGGTCCTCCCCTACAAAGAATCGAAAGACGAAGACGACGAGAAGCATATCCACCCGCTGCAGCTCGACGTGATCGACAGGTGCCTTGTTCTCTGGTCGAATCCTGGCGAGACGGTATTGACGCCGTTCATGGGCGTTGGGTCCGAGGTGTACGCGGCAGTGCGGGCTGGCAGACGAGCGGTGGGAGTGGAGTTGAAGCCGAGCTACTACAAGCAGGCGGTGAAGAATGTCGCTTCCGCGCTCACTGATTGGGAGAATGAGCAGATGCCTCTTTACGCTGGGGAGGCGACGCCTTGAGCGACCCCGCATTCGCCGCAATACTCACGCAGCTTCGAGAGTTCCGAGAATCCCGCGACTGGCAACGCTTCCACACACCGGCGAATCTGGCGGCAGCTATCGCCTCCGAGGCCGGCGAGCTGCTGCATCTCTATCGCTGGACGCCTCCCGCCGACGATCCTCCGCTTGATCGAGTCGAGGACGAGCTCGCGGACTTGCTGATCTTCGCGTTGAATTTCTCAGACGTTCTTGGCATCGACATCGAAGAGGCGGTGCTCCGCAAGCTTGAGCGGAACCGCGCCCGATTTCCTATTTCCACAATCGCCCAGCAGCGATAGAAGCCACCTCTATGTCTGCCTCGTGCCGATGGTCCCGCTCCACGTCACTGTTCTGAAGGAGACCCCATGAAACCCACGACATTTCCCGAAGCTAACGGCACTCTCTACGGGGGCGAGTCAGAGAAATTCGGCACATGGTCTGACGTTGCCAATTTGCCTGTCCACCGAACTACCAAATGGCACGAGGAGGTCATCTCGTGCTGGCGTCCGTCTCTGGTCGAGCGGTTGAGCATCGTCGTTTTCGGGCGAGTCTGGCTCCGTGTCGCTGGCCTCACGTCGCCACCCGTGAGCTTGCAAGGGAAGCGCTCCGTATTCGAGCCTGCTCAGGAGGAGACCCCATGAAAACACTGACAGTCACCCGCGCCGACATCTTGAGTTGGGAGCCCTGCGCCGATTACCCCGAGCGCTTACCAGGACTGCTGCCAGGCAGGGCGAACAAGCGCTGGAGTGCCTTGGCCATCATCGAGGCCGGGAAGGTGGGGATGGTGCCCACCGAGGATGTCTTCTGGGTTGTTCTGCGCCCGGAACTGATCTCGGAGCATGATCTGTATGAGCTGGCCTGTCGGTGTGCAAGTCGGGCGCTCCGAGAAGAGCGCAAGGCAGGACGAGAGCCTGACCCTCGCTCTTGGGCCGCGATCGAAACCAGGCGAGCTTGGCTCCGCGGAGACATGAGCGACGAGGACCTGTCGGCTGCTGAGTCGGTTGCTCGGTCGGCTGCTTGGTCGGCTGCTCGGTCGGCTGCTGAGTCGGCTGCTCGGTCGGCTGCTTGG